GTGCTGGGCCTAGCGGTTCTGGGGGGTCTGGCGGTAAAGGTGGAAAGGGTGGAAAAGGTGGAAAGGGTAAAGGCGTTAAAAAGACACCCCCAATTCCTACCCCTAATGGTTACAGTTTTAATCTTCCTCCACACAACTGGAGTCTTCCAACAAGAGCTCAGGATGTTATACCAGGCGATGTAGGTGGACAAGGTTACGCGTTTCACGGTAATCGACGCGGACGTATTTGGTATTACGACAATGCTGCTTCAACAACATCTATTGATAGAACAACTGGTGAAGTTAGTAAAATTGGAGATAAACGCAAAACAGAAACTGGAAACTCAACTTATAAACCTGAGGGCACTTCAATAGTTGGAGACTCAACATATAAATATGGATTCCAATTTTTGTGGAACCCTGAGTCTGTCTCAGTTAGCGTTAACCGAAACATGGATATTACTCCTTCGGCTAGCGATGTTTACACTTCAGTATCTGGTGCATTTCCTGGCCAAGAGAGCGTTAGTTTATCTATTACATTAGATAGAACTAACGATTTTGCGTGTCTTAGAAACTTCTATCATAATGCTGGAACCCTTAATGATGGAAACTACATAGACTTTACTCAATACTATACAAACGGTGGTAAGCACCCGTTAGCAAAAATTGAAGATTACTCACTACAGATTAAAAAACTTGCTGAATGGAAAGTTTGGAAACCAAGCAGCAGATGGTTGGGTAAACATGCTAGGAAAAAAGACAGCTGACCTAGGATACTTACAACCTACGCTTTTAGCCTTTGAATTGGGTGGAGATACTAATAATTTTAGTTCAATGAATAGCCTGTCTTATGTTGGATGGGCAAGTTCTTTATCTATTAATCACACATCTTTTGCTGAAAACATGGTCCCTCTAAGAACAGTAGTAAGCATCTCGTTTGATTGCTTTGCTGGCTCAATGATTGTATAGGAGATATCTATGATAAAAGCAGGCTCTAGGTACGAGTTTTCTTTAGTTGATTTTTACTCTGTAGAAGCTGGCGCAAGTAAAAACCCAGTTGTGTTTTATGATTTTACCGAACTTGGTTACGTAACTTACGATACTCATAAATACATAACAGGGGAAAGACTAGACTCTATAGCTGAAAAGTACTACAGACGACCAAGCCTATGGTGGTTGATTGCTGAGTTTAATCCTGAAATAGATGACTTTGAGAATATACCTAATGGAGCAATTCTAAGGATACCTAATGTCTAATCAGGTACGAATTTCATTTCCTAATGGTGCTGATGACCCAACCTATGTATATTCAGCAACCTTAAAACAAAAGTTTTATGAGCATGAGGTAGCGGAGTTTACATTTAAAGACTGGGGATACGATTACGACAACATCCGACCAGGAACTCCAGTAGAAGCATCGTTCTTATCTATGGTAAATAGTAGAGACTTCTACGGGTACATTCACCATGTAGAGACTGACCAAACAGCGGGTAAAAACTTTATTACGGTTACCTGTATTGGTGGGTCTTTCCCATTAAAGCAGGCATCTCAAGGAGTGTACAAAGGCTACACAGCCGATATGGTTGTAGACGAGATTGCTAGTAAGCATGGTCTTGTTGCTATAACTAACCCTCACCCCAGAGTGTTTGAACAGATATCTCATCCTGGGTTAACTGATTGGCAGATGCTTGTTAAGTTAGCTAAACAAATTGGATGGGGTTTAAGAACTGAAAATACTGAAGTATACCTAAAACCTTTATTAGAAGACTATAAAGAACTTAGGGCTGAAGCACCTACTTTTACCCAAATACAGGTTGGTATGGGTCTCGGTAGCATCTATACTTTTAAACCAATTATTAGTGAGTCTTTAAGTTTTGATGGAGACATGAAAGCTGCTGTAGCTGTGGGCGGTGTAGATAAAAATAGTAAGTCTGCATATGCCGCTACTAAACAAAAAAGAAATAAAAGAACACGAGCAAAGTCTCAAGAAGAATTTTTTGATAGGTATAACACAGACGCTGTTACTACAAACGCCGAGATTGCAGAATATGAGGCTGAAGCAGCAGAGCTAAGAAACGCGTTTCCATATAGAGCCGAAGCTGAGCTTATGGGCAGCCCGTCACTAAGACCAGGTATGCCAATTTATTTAAATGGTTTGGGACCTAACTACTCTGGGTTTTGGACTGTACTAAGTACAGAGCATAAGATTAAAGAAGAAACAGTAAAGAACTATGTTTACACAACTGTTGTTACTTTGGGCACTGATGGACTAGGTCAGGCTAACCGTTGGGAAGATGGGCAGGATATACAAAACCCTGTAGGTGAAAACCGTGTCATTATTCCTAATAAGAAAAACACCAAAGTGAAGGCAAAGACTAAACTTGTTCGGACGGGAATTAAGTACACGCCTACAACAAAGGATAGTTTTGGAAAGATTAAAAATAGAAATAAACTAACCACTGCTAACAACAGCGCAGCTGTTTGGAAGACTGCAAACAAAGCAGTTGGAAAACGGACTGCCTCTACAGAACCAAAACGTACGGCTGCAACTGCCGCACGTGTGGCTAAGGCGGTGGCAAGAACTCGATGAAAGAATACAACGCTAAGTTCTATGGACTATACGAAGGTATCTGTGCTGAGAACGATGACCCTGAAGGTGAGAACAAGATTAAACTTCAGGTTCCTCAGGTCATGGGGCAGGAGATGACAGAGTGGGCTAGACCATGCCTGCCTGTAACCTCTAACTCTAATCACCCTGACCATAAGAAGCATCTAGCTGTTGAAGTAGCTGCCTTACTTAACGCTCATGCTGACCATGCAATTTCAGGGACCACTGGCGGAGCTACAGTTGCTACTTTTGGTTCTCATACTCACAGCTTTAGCTATACAGCGGCACACACTAATAACCACACAGGTAACAGCCTAAGCCTTGACCATGCTCATGAGACTGATGCCAATACAGATAACAAGTGGAATGACGATTTAGAAATAACTACAGAGTTCCCTGAGCACACGCCACACAGGCTGGTGCCAGCGGTAGGACAAAAGGTTTGGGTTATGTTTATTGCTGGAGACCCTAACTTTCCAGTATGGATGGGAGTAGAACTATGAGTGATGTATCAACGGCTATAAGCTTGCCGTTTTCTTTTAACTCAAACGGGTCAATTGCTGCAACAAGCGACCCTAAAAAGATATGGCAAGACCGAGTTGTTATTGCGGTTATGACTGCTTATGGTGAACGAGTTATGCGTCCAAACTTTGGAAGCGGAGCTAAGAGTGCTGTTTTTGAACCAGAAGACATTGCCAAGAGCTTAATTAATCAGGCTGTAACAACAGCCTTTGGTATGTGGTTAAAGCCATTAACGTTAACTAAGGTTGTGTATTACTTAGACAGTAGCGAACAACATTACTTTAACGTATTTTATACGTATGCAGGAGACACAATAAGCGAGAGTGTAACGATAAAGACTGCTATCCTAAGCAGAGCAGGAGAGACACTACTGGAGGTGCCTAGATAATGGCTGACGATAACTACATCCCCCAAGTTGATTATACGTCTAGAGACTACTCGTCTATACGAGAAGACTTAATTGAGTTAATCCCGTACTACGCCCCTCAATGGACTAACCGCGACCCCGCGGATTTTGGCATGACCTTATTGGAGTTGTTCTCTTATATTGGCGATGGTTTGCACTACTACATTGACCGTACAGCAAACGAGTCCTTTATTGAGACCGCTAGCCAAAGAGAGTCTGTACTTCAGATTGCCCGTTTACTTGGGTATACTCCAACAAGAACAACCCCATCCGAAGTACTTCTTACTTTTCAAAATTCTTCGGCCAGTATTATCACTGTACCAAAGCGCACAAAAGTTGCAGCTAACGTAACCAGTAACGGTGTCACTACTCAAGTTATATTTGAAACAGATAGTGCAGTTACCGTCCCAGCTAAATCTGCAGGTAACAACGGCTCTAATACTGTAACTGCTACACAAGGCGAGACTATTGAAGCAGAGACCATTGGAACATCTGATGGAAGCGCTAATCAAGTCTTTGAACTTGGAGAACTTTCAGCGATTAAAGGAAGTATTTTAATTGACGTTAACGGAGTTATTTATACAGAGGTTCCTTACCTAGTTGAC